GGCTCACCGCGACCCGCTGAGGCGGGTAGGTCGCGGGGTGCTAGTAGCTATTGGGATATCTCTATGCATTATGCCTGATGCAGGTGGCTCTAAACCAGTGCAATATGTTACTTATAAAGAATATGCATTACATCTATTACATTATGATTATAAGCAATATAGCTGCTTATCTAAGCTCTATGGTAAAGAGAGTGCATGGAATCCTAAGGCGCGTAATGGTAGCCACTATGGAATACCACAGGGTAAGAGCCAGTACCTTGCTACACTGGATGGATATGGTCAGGTACGATGGGGCTTATCATACATAGAACATAGGTACTCAACACCATGCAATGCATTAGATCATTGGAAGGCTAACAATTGGCATTAGATAAGCTGAACTCTCGTAGGTATAGAGAGCAGCGCGAACGCGTGTTCATGCGTGATGGTAGATCATGCCAGTTATGTGGCACAGATGAAGGTGAGATGCACATCGACCACATCATCCCACGCAAGGTAGGTGGAGACCATAGCCTTGATAATCTGAGAGTTTTATGCAAGTCATGCAACCTGCGCAAGGGTGCGCTCAATGAAGGGGTTTTTTTAGCACAGACGGCTACCCCCCCTGTCTTTTCAACCTATATCTCCCCGATGCAGTCGGAAACGATGCTGGACAGTCCTTTTAAGACCCGACCAGTCACAGAACAATGACAACTAAGCCTAAAAAGAGCAAAGCCTTACGAGGGGCAACCAAACCGAGGCTTCACAGCCCTCTATTAAAGGGCGAAAACAAGATGCAAGATGTAAAAGATCTATGCGCTATCGTCAAGATGGACTTAATGCCATGGCAAGAGTTTGTGCTTAAAGACATGCTTACTGTGGACAAAAAAGGCATGTGGATTCGTAAGACAAACCTAATTTTGGTAGCACGACAGAACGGCAAGACGCATTTAGCCAGAATGCTGATACTGGCTCACCTCATCAAGTGGAATACCAATGTGCTTATCATGTCTTCTAACAGAAGCATGGCACTCGACACATTCAGACAAGTCACTCACCTATTGGAGACCAATGACCACCTCAAAGGATTCGTCAAACAAATCAGACACGCTAATGGCACGGAGTCTATTGAGATGCTCTCTGGAGCGCGCCTTGATGTCGTTGCAGCTACTAGAGATGGATCTCGCGGACGAAGTGTCAACGGGCTACTTTACATCGATGAAGTCCGAGAGATCACAGAAGATGGATTTCGAGCAGCAACTCCAACTACTAGAGCTCACCCAAATAGTCAAACGCTTCTTACCTCTAATGCTGGAGACGCGTTCTCAACTGTTCTCAACGACCTTAGAGAACGAGCCATCGACTACCCGCCAAAATCCTTTGGCTTCTACGAATACTCAGCACCCCAATACTGCAAGATAACTGATCGCGATGCATGGGCTTTGGCTAACCCCTCTTTGGGATACACCATCACAGAAGAAGCGATTGAAGAAGCGATTGCTACTTCACCGATTGAAAACACGCGCACAGAAACTCTTTGCCAATGGATCGACTCACTAAGTAGCCCATGGCAACACGGCATCTTGGAAGAAACCTCAGATAGCACCCTAGAAATGTCCCTTGGGGCTTATACTGTATTTGGTTTTGATGTCAGTCCGTCACGCAGGAACGGATCATTGGTCGCAGGACAACTTCTCCCAGATGGGCGGATTGGCATCGGAATCTTGGAGACTTACAGCTCTCAGGTTGCCATCGATGAGCTAAAGATGGCGGCAAGTATAAAGGCTTGGTGTGACATCTATAAACCGCGCCTAGTCTGCTTTGATAAGTACGCGACACAAACTATTGCAGATCGCTTGGCTAACGCTGGAGTTATGGTTGAAGATGTCTCTGGTCAGCAGTTCTACAAAGCCTGTGGAGACTTTGCAGAAGGACTTAATAACCACAGAGTTGTCCATAATGGTCAAGCAGAATTTATCCAGCAGATGAATAATTGCAGCGCAAAAGTGAACGATTCGGCTTGGCGCATCATCAAGCGAAAATCGGCTGGAGATATCTCAGCACCTATTGGTCTGGCAATGGTCGTAAGCAAGTTAATGATTCCGCAACCTAAGCCACAGATATATACTTAGACACGCCCTATCACATTGTCTAATTGCTTGACAAATGCTACAATTTCTGTCTATGGGTATCTTTTCGCGTAAGCCAGAAATATTAGAGGCACAGCTCGCGCCTAAGATTATGGGCGATGGCATTAACTCAATCTACAACTTTACATTCCCTGTAATCGGTAGACGAGATGCTATGGCTGTTCCTGCTATCAAGCGATGCCGCGATCTTCTCTGCACAGTCGGATCTATTCCGTTAGAGTATAAGAAAAAGTCTACAGGCGAAAGTATTGCAGCACCTCGATGGGTTCATCAATTATCTAAGTCACAGCCTCAGTTCGTAACTGTCAGCTATTTGGTCGATAGCCTTCTATTCTTTGGGCAAGCCTTTCTGGAAGTTACCGAGACTTATCAAGAGGATAATCGCCCTGCATCTTTTGAGTGGGTAGCAAATACTCGTATCACTTTTGATCTTAATGTAACTAACACTGTTGTGACTCAATACTATGTTGATGGTTCACCTCGTCCGATGTCTGGTCTTGGATCTCTAGTTACATTCCAAGCATTTAACGAAGGCGTACTTACAACAGGTGCAAGAACAATTCAAGCAGCTATCGACATCCAGAAGGCTGCTGCTGTAGCTGCTCAAACTCCGATGGCTACTACAGTGCTAAAAAATACAGGGGCAGATCTTCCACCTGCGGAAGTTCAAGGCTTACTAGCTTCATGGAAATCCGCTCGTCAGAATCGATCCACTGCATATTTGACCTCAACTCTCGAGGCGCAGAATATTGGTTTTAGCCCTAAAGACATGATGTACAACGAGGCAATCCAGAATCTTGCAACTGAGATTAGTCGATTGTGCGGCATTCCTGCTTACTACTTGTCAGCAGACCTCAACACATCTATGACATACGCAAACATCATAGATGAAAGAAAACAATTAGTAGCACTAGCGTTCCAGCCATACATCTCTGCAATCGAGCAGCGTTTAAGCATGGATGATATATCTACTGCTGGTCACTATGTAAAGTTCGATTTAGATTCTACATTCTTGCGCGTTGAACCTATGGAGCGATTGCTAGTTATAGAAAAGATGCTTTCACTTGGTTTAATTACAATCGAACAAGCTATGCAGATGGAAGATCTAACACCTAATGGAAGCGAAGGCTAATGGAAAACTTATACATCGAAGCCACAATGATTGAGTGCAACGAAGAAAAGCGCGAAATCACTGGCAAGATAGTGCCCTTTGGTAATGATGAAATTGGCAGCACTAATCTTGGATCTTATGCATTTGAGGCAGGATCTATTGAGATTGCAGACCCAACAAAGATTAAGCTCTTATCACAGCATGACATGAAGAAGCCTGTTGGTCGCATGATCTCAGCTGAACAAAAAGAAGATGGCATTTATGCAACCTTTAAGCTAAGCCGTTCACAGGCTGGCACAGATGCCCTCATCATGGCAAGCGAAAATTTGGTTTCAGGTTTAAGCATAGGCGCAGAGATCCTTGCATCTAAGCCATCACGCAACGGACACACAGTCGTAACAGCGGCTAAGTTAAAAGAAGTTTCTCTCGTAACAGAGCCAGCCTTTAAGTCTGCTCAGGTGCTAGAGATCGCAGCAGAGGAAGTTACCCCTGCTGAAGAAAACCCAACTACAGAAAGCGAGACAGCCGTGGAAGATACCACTTCAGCAGTCGAAGCAACACCTGCAGTAGAGGCAGCACCTGTCGAGGCTGCTCGCCCTACTGTAACAGCGATGTACTACACATCTCCAAGAATCGAAATCACAAAGCGTAACTACTTGGAGAACACACTAAAGGCTAACCTTTTTGGTGATGATGAATCTCGTCAATGGCTACGCGCTGCTGACAACGATCAGACAACAGGTGCAGGATTTATCCCAACACCACAAAGCACACAACTACTTAACTTCTTGTCTAACGCAGATCGCCCAATGATTGATTCAGTTTCTCGCGGAACAATGCCAGAATTTGGAAAAACATTTGAGTTGCCTAAGATTACTGAAGTGCCTCTAGTCGATCAGATCGATGAAAATGGTGCAGTTACAGATTCACAACTTGAAGCATCATTTATCACAGTCACAAAGAAATCATTTAAGGGTCGTGCGATCACAACTCTAGAACTCCTAACAAATTCAACACCTGCATTTCTAGATGAGCTTCTTGTCCAGATGGAATACGCTTACGCAAAAGATACTGAAGAATTTGTAACAACTGCTATTCAGGGCGCAGGTACTCTTAACGCAACAGCACAGGCTAACTCAGCAACAGGTTTGCTAAGTTATGTTTCAAGCGCAGCAGCAGCAGTTTATTCTGCTTCACTTGGTTTTGCTCGCAACATGGTTGTCACACCAGAGCAGTGGGCTAACATCATGTCATACAATGATGCTGGTCGACCA